ATGAAAAGGTCAAATCAGATCAAGAAAATGCAGAGCTTAAAGCTAAAGTGGCTGAGCTTGAAAAGGCTGTAGCTGATTCTCAAGCTGCTTTGAAAAAAGCGACTGCCGAAGCAAAGAAAGCTACGGCTGATAAATAGGTGACTTATGTACGCAACCAAAGCTGATCTTGAGTTGCGTTACGGTGTTCCTGAGGTTGCACAGCTTGAGCGTGGATTAACAGAAAGCCAATCGATTAATACTGCATTGGATGATGCAAGTCAGATTGCTGATGGTTACATCTGTGCTTATTACACTGTGCCACTGGAAGGTGCACCGCAAAATCTCAAGATTTATGTATGTGATATTGCTCGATACCTGCTCTGGAAAAGTCGTGCATCTGAAGAAGTGCGTCAGCGTTATGAGGATGCTATCAGTTACTTAAAGTTGGTTGCCTCAGGTAGAGCTAAGCTTCTAGTGAAAAATGAGATAACTGAAGAGGTAAAGGTAGCAACTAAATCACCATCAACAGCACCAATAGGCACAACTTACACTGGCGGTGTTTTTGGCGATGATGTGCTTGGAAAAATGCCAACCATGTGAGGTGGTTTATGACACGTGATTCGGTCTACTTTCAGGGTCAAGAAAAGCTTAATCAATGGCTTGCTCGTGTTGTAAAAGAGACGAGTGATCTTAAGCCTCTGTTTAACGATCTCGGCGATATTTTACTCGATGGTATTCATGATCGTTTTGATCGCGGTGTAGCACCAAATGGCAAACCTTGGCAAAAGTCTTGGCGTGCTATTGCTCAGGGTGGAAAAACGGGGCGTGATACAGGTCGTTTGCTTAACTCGTTTTTTGCTAAAACAAGTAATGGTGGTGTGCAGATCGCAACGAATGTGGTTTATGCACCTTGGTTTCATTATGGTGCAGTCATCACCCCCAAATCTAAGCCTCATTTAAAGTTCAGAACGCCAAAGGGTGGTTGGGTGAGTGCTAAGCGTGTTGTAAATCCTGCACGCCCAATTTTGGGCGTGTCAGAAGATGATGCGCAAAATATGCTGCTTGAAATCGAAGACTATCTAGAGAAGGTATTAAAAGATGCAAAACGGTGATTACTTCGCACTTGAGCAACCGATTGTTGATCAACTTAAAACAATTGATGGTATTGAGGCGGTTTATACTCACTTTTCTATCGAAGATATGATGCAGGGTACTGCTGCATCCCCATCAGTTAGTGTGATTTATATCGATGATCGGATTGGTGAGACGCTCAATAATGGTCAGGTAAATTGCATTTATCAGCAGTGGTTGATTGTGTTGGCAGTTGAAGAAGCTGGATCGCAACTTGAAAACACGATTGAAATTCGCAAGAAAGCCAGTCCTTTTATTATTGAGGTTCTCAAAAAATTACAAGGTTTTGATGCTGATTTAGCTGGGATTGATGTTTTACAGCGAGCGAATGCTGGCGTTCAACATATGAGTGCGGCAGGAAAATTGTGGATGCCTTTTTTATTTGAAGCAAAAATTTTTAATGTGAATTAGGTAAATTATGAAAACGCAATACAAAGCCTTAAAGCCAATTGGTCCATGGATGGAAGGGCAAATTGTGGGTGATCTACCACAAGTCAAAATTAAACAGCTTTTAGATGATGGTGTGATTGAAGCAATCAAGCCAGAGGTAAAAGTAGAAGTTAAACCAAAAACTAAAGAGGTATCTGCGAATGGCTAAGAAGTACATTTCATTACGTGGTAAGTTCTCCCTTGCCCCAATTGTTGAAGGCGTTGTTGGTGCCATGCGTGAACTTGGCAACATTCCTGACTTTACGCTTGAAATCACTGCTGACAAGATTGAGCACACCGAGTCAATGTCAGGTGATGATACGACCGATTTAGTGCTATACAACACTACAGCGGTTTCGTTTAGCGGCACACTTGAGCAGGTTGATGCTGATAACCTAGCATATATCCTGTCAGGTAAAAATGTCGCAGTCGCAACCAAAACCGTAACTGACCGTGATTTAGGTGCGGTCACTAAAGGCCAGAAGATTAAACTAGATGGTTTTAATTTGACTATACCAACAGTGACTGATGGAGCATCAACACCAGTTTCTATTGAATCAACGAAATATAAGCTAGATGCGGTTTATGGCACGATCGAGTTTCTTGATGATTTGCCAAAAGTTGTTATTGGATACACGACTGGCGCCGTGACACATACTACGATCGCATCTGATTTCGGCGCTGAATATGCATTGTTCTTTGAAGGCATTGATAAGATCAGCAAAGATAAAGTGTTCTTAGCTCTGCACCGTACAATTAAATCGCCCGATTCGAGCTTTGGCCTAATTCATGAAGAATTTGGTTCATACGAGATTAGCGGTGATGCCTTGGGTGATCTGACCAAAGATAAAGATGGTGCACTTGGCTTATACGGCTATTACACCCAAATCCCTAAAGCAGCATAAACCCACTACAGGCACTTAAACAGGATGCATTAGGCATCTTTTTTTGTGCCTTTACTTTTTGAGATTTCATCATGAATGATTTTTTTATGGCTTCAAATCGACCTGTCAAAGTAGGTGAGCTATCGGTGCACCAGCTGCAGATGCATAACTTTGATGAGTGGTCGGGTGCAGCGCAGGTCATCAAAGACTTTTTGAATAATCATCCAGATGAAACCGCACAAAAGATATTTGATGCTCATTCGTTTGAATCGACGCAATTGATAGCCCATTGTTTGCAACACAGCATTGAACAGGTCATCGATCTATTCAAAAAAGAGGGTGAACTCAATATCTTGTTGTTGGATGCAGTCATTAAAGTGAATGACGCATTTTTTTCCGAGCCAAAACCTAAACACCGGGACGATGTAGATCCGCGTAAAAAGAGCAGTTGGTTTGATGTTTTTCAGCTTCTCGTATCGAATGGCCACTCACATGAATGCATTATGCAAATGAGCTACGGTTCATTCCGTTACTACCTAAAAGCCGCTCAAAAAGCTGAGCGTATGAAGATGCGTAATTTAGCGATTGCAACTCGGGCGCAGAATGCTATCAATAAGAAGTTTAATGAATTCATTAAGAGTCTTGAGAAAGACCAGTAACTTTCACATTGTGCTGTGAATTTTAGCAGGTTATTATTTACCCAATTATAACGAGGGGTAAATTCATGAAAAAATTATTAATTACAGCTGCTTTGATGTCTGTTTTTACATTAGCAAATGCGAATATCACCAATGCGAGTATTAATGGTGAGCGCGTTCGTGTGGGTGATACTTATGGTCAAATTGTCGGAAAACTTGGTCAGCCTGCTTCTTCATATGACTACACAAAAAACATCAATGGTAAAGAAACCCCAGTGCGCGAAGTTAGTTATGTAAGTAATGGGAAAACATATGTCGTTGTGATTGAGAACGGCAAAGTTACTACGATTCGTAGCGGGCGTTGAGGGGTACTGAAATGGCAACTAAAGTAGCGCAACAGATGATGTTTTGTAAGTCATGCGGAAAACAAACTCTGCATCAAAAAAACATCAAAGAAATGAGTTGGTTGATGCACCTAGTCTTAACAATTTTTACCGCAGGGATTTGGTTAATGATCTGGGTGTTAATGCTTCTATGGCATATGATTGCTAAACCAGCATCCGCAGTAGCTAATCGTTGGGTTTGTTCACAATGTGGTAGGTAATCAAAAAAGCACCCTAGGGTGCTTTTTTACTCTTTCGTCCAATTTTTTGCAAAGCAATTAATAATTTATCGCTTTCAGCATCTTTCTATGTAGTGAATCGTAAGATACAAAAATAAAGGTTTAAGATTATTACAGACCCGCCATTGAGTGGGTTTTTTTATTCCTAGATTTAGCCCACTTATGTGGGCTTTTTTATGTCTAAAAATTAAGGGAAAAACATGGCTGGGAATTTAGACTTTCGATTAAATCTGCTTGCAAACACTACTGGCTTGCAACAGGGCATAAATGGCGCAAGGTTTGCTGTGAATGCATTGGTTGCAGCAATGGCAGCAGTGGGTGTTGGTGTTACTGTGAGTGGATTGGCGACTACTGCTGACTCATACACTAACCTTTCGACACGCATTAATATTGCAACCAAAGAAGGTGGTGATTTCACATCAGCAATGGCTGGTGTGCACCAAGTTGCTTTAATGACAAACTCTAGTCTTGATGCTACAGGCAGTTTGTTTGCTCGCTTGAATGCTGTTGGTAAAGACATGGGTATGACCCAGCAACAAGCATTAAATTTAACCAAAACGGTTACACAAGCTATTCAGATTGGTGGTGGATCAGCCCAAGCAAGCGAAGCAGCAGTGCAGCAATTCATTCAAGCAATGCAAGGTGGAGTTCTTCGCGGGGAAGAGTTTAACTCGATCATGGAGAATGGCTTTGGTGTTGCAGAGGCTCTAGCTAGAGGCTTGGGTGTTACTACTGGCGAACTTCGTAAAATGGCTGAAGCTGGAGAACTATCAGCTGAGCGAGTGGCAAAAGCCCTGCAAAGCCAAGCCAGTGAGGTTCAAAAGACCTACGATCAGTTTCCCACCACTATTACCAATGCTCTTCAAAAGATTGCAACATCTTGGCAAATCCTTATTGGTGAAATGGATCAATCTAATGATGCAAGTGCAACTGTTGCCGATTGGTTAGTCATTATCGCTGACAACATGGATGTTGTAGAAACTTTGTTGAATGATATTGGTAAAGGGTTTATATGGATTGGGGATCAGTTTAAGAAAATTGATACAGCGACAATCATCGCTTTAAAAAATGCCTTAACCAGTATTTATGAAGCAATCAAAACACTAGGTGAAACTCTGGGTGAAGCTTTTGTTATTACTCTTGATGTCCTAAATGATGTACTAAGCGGCCTATATGACTTCAATAACGGAATTGATGAGGCTGGTTCTAAAACGAATGGATTAACTAAGGTATTACAAGCTTTCAATGTTGCCATTGGTTTTGTTAGTGATGGGTTTAAAGGAATTCAAATTGCTGCAAATCTATTCGTTGGAATTATTTATGATTTGGCAGCCGCTTGGGTGCAGCTAGTTTCAAAGTTCACATGGGGTGATGTTAAGCAGCAAGCTATTGCTGATATGGATGCAATGGCGACTAAGGCTCAGGAGTACTATAAGAAAGCTTCGGATGGTGCTTTAGAGTTTAAATCCAAAGGTGTGCAAGCTCTTGATGAGATCGGTAAAACCCAAGATCAGAAAAATGCAGAAAGTCTGGCTCAATCTAAGGCAACCTTGGACCAAATGCTTGCTAATCAGCAGTCCGAGTTGAATGGCAAGAAAGTCACCGAGGATGAAAAGTTAAAGGCTGTTACGGCTTATGCTGAAGCTGCTATTGCTGCGAATAAAGGCGTCATGGATGGCATGATGCAGGCTGATCTAATAGCAAAAGGCTATATGGTCACCACGGATCAAGCTGGAAAAGTTTCAGTACAAACGTTCAACCAAGCCACTGATAGTGTGAATAACACTGGTAAAGCACTCGTCCAAGCACGTAAAGGTGCTGAGGCTTTGGGTGTTGATCTTGATATTGCCCTCAATCGTGTTTCCGAAAAATTTGCTGCTAACCAAGTTCACTTAACCAATTACGCTAATGGCCTTGATGAATTGGGTTTAAAGGGGGAGCAAGCTGCTAATGCACTGTATATGGGGTGGGAGAAATGGTTAGCATCAGCAAAGTCTGAAGTTGAGATAGAGGCTGCTAAAGCCAAGCTTCAATCGTTTGGTGAACAAGGGAAGTTATCAACATCACAAGTTGAGATGGGAATGCAGGCTGTAAAACGCGCCGTGCAAGAAATTCCCGATAGCCTATCACCAGTCGAAGCAGCTTTTGAGCGGTTAGGGATTAAAACCAAAGAGCAACTTAAACTTGCAGCAGATCTCGCCTTGAATGACTTCAATACCATTTTAAAAAGTGGTGAGGCTACTCAAGATGCTCTGCAACAAGCATATGAGGAAACCATTCGTTTAGCTTATGCCTCGGGCGATGCTCAAGTCATTGCTGCTGCGAATGCCAAGGCCGCTTATTTAGGACTTGAGGTCCAATTAGACGCCACAGGCAAAGCCACAGTCACAAAACTTGGTGAGATCCAGCAAGCAGCTGTTGCTACTCAGCGTACTGTCAGTCAAGTAAGCCAAGCGGCTTCACGCGAGCAACCCGAGATCAGTGCTGAGCAGCAAGCCACTAATGATCATTGGGATGACTTCAAGGCCAAAATGAAAGCGCGTACGGATGAGCTGAATGCAAAGTCACAAGGACGCGGTTCAGGTGGTGGTAATGCTTCATTACTGTCGAATGGTGGTGACTCGGCTCAGCAGATCTCTGCCGTGCCTGATGCTCCACTTATTGCGACTAGTCTTGATATTCAACCAATGGAAGGCATGGAGACCAAGCAAAGCGTGGAAATCAAAATTGATATGGGAACGGGGCAGACAGCGACAGTATCAGCGGCACCCGATCAAGCCACAGCTCTTGAGGAAATGATGCGAGAACTTGAAGCAATTAAAGGAAGATCGTAATGCGATTAACACGAAAGTCGACCGGAGAAACCATCCAACTAGAGGATGGTTTTTTTTGGTCTGATGAAAACTGGTCTGTGATCGAGCAGAACCAGGAATATGCCATTAGTGGTGCTTTGATTATTCAAGAGGGCCGCAAGAAAGCAGGTCGACCAATCACATTACAGCCAGCCAATAAAACTAAAGGTTGGATCAAACTGAGCGAACTGAACACGCTTCGTTTATGGCAGAACCTGCAGGAGCAATTCAAGCTTCAGTTTGAGTGGCCACATGACCAGCGGGTATTCAATGTGATTTGGAATCATAAAGACGGTGCGCTTGAAAGCTCTACAGTCAAAGGCACCCCAGCAACATCACTTGATACTTATTTTAACGTCACCATGCGTTTTACAGAGGTAAGCGATGACAATTGAAACCAATAATTTAAAGCTCCTTGAGTCAGAACGCATTCGAACAGATGCTGAAGATGGTGGGGGTAAATACTCAGGCCGTGAAATTGTCGACGGTCAGAGTAATAACCTATTCAATGATATTTCAGAGATGGATCGAACCACGGGCCGTACTTCTATCCAAAAGATCTATGCTGCGGTGGATACTGCTGATACCGATGCTTTGATGGGTGCGACAGTATTTATCTCTCAGAATGCACAAGATCCGAATGTCTCCGCCGTGTTATTCAGTACCGATAGCTGGACGGATGAGCGTAAAGAAGCGCAGAACCGCATTGAAAACTATAATGCCAAAGGTGCACAGATTGCCGGCACACCACTCGACACACATTGGAA